ACTAAATTCAGAATAGAATTTGTAGATGATATGATTCTTATTGATGATAAAGGGTGTTGGGGAATTACAGATAGTGTCAAAGGAATTATTAAAGTAGCTACAACAGCTAATGGAAGGCAACTAAGCCAGGAAGAAATAAGACTCACTTTATATCATGAATTAGTACATGCTATATTCTTTGCAGGATTATATCATGGAAGCAATGAAGATGAACCTCTAGTAGAATGGCTTGCAAAATGCTTAAATCAATTATATAAGAAAGGAGTATTTAAATGAAATTATTTAGATATGAAGGTTATAAAATAGAAATATCTGAAGAAGCTTTTGCACTGAAGCCTTTTAAGCAGATATGGAATAGAGATAAATCCAAAAATAAAGATACTGCTATTACTGAATTAGGATTTATTTATTTTATGGTAGACCCTAGAAGTGACTATCAATATATTGTTGATGATGATGCAAGAATGGAATCTATTAAAGAAGGGGAGGGTTTACCTTCAAATTGGAAACCAGATAAATTAGTTTTAGAAGCTATGAAGTTTTATGAGAAGTTTAAACCTACAGCTTCATTACTTCTAGAGGATACAAGATATGCAGTAGATAAGCTAAGACAGTTATTAAGAGATATTGATTTAAGTGAAGTTGATGATAAAGGTAAGCCTATTTATACTCTTAATACTATTACTTCTACTATTAAACAGATACCTGATTTAGTAAGAAGTCTTGATGAGGCAGAAAAAGCTTTAGCTAAAGAGATAGCTCAAAGTGATAAGGTAAGAGGAGCACAAGAAAAATCAATGTATGAAGATTTATAATTATGAAGCTTGAGGATATTATAGAACATATTAATAAGACTATTAATATTGAAAGAAGAAAGTCAGAAATAAATTGTGATACAAGATTAATAGTTCATAGGAAAACTATTCCTACTAAAATAAATGCTTATAAAGAAGTTCAGTGTATAATATGGTTAGTGGGAACTAATATTAAGTATCCTTTACTTATTACTAAAACAACTGCCAGATTAGTAACTGATGCAGAAAAAGAGACTATTAAAGAAGCTACTGAATCAGCTGTATTTGGGGAATTATGTAGATTACTTACTTTAGGTATTTTTAATAAGATAGTGAAAGGAGAATTTTATGGAGATGAACAAATATCAAACTCCTCTTACTGATGAGTTATTAGCTAGTTTACCTGAAGAAGTACAGGAACAATTACTAGACTTTCTGAATAATGTAGAATTTATTAAGAACCTTACTTCTGTTAATAGACCTTATGCTAAAGATTTACCTAGAGATGAGAAAGGTAGGATTATTATAGATTTAGAGAATCCTCATATTATAGAAGATGCTGATTATTTTAGACCCGCAGCTTTGTTTTATATGAAGAATGGATGTTATACATTCTTGAAACCAAATAGTAATCCTAATTCAGAGTTTAGAAAACACTGGGATGAAGAATTAAGAAGATGCTATGAAGGTTATGTCAGAGAAAGTGATGGTGAATGGGTGACGGGCAAATGTTACTGGTATCTTAATTATTGTCCTATGATGGTAAATATGATTACCCAAGGAACCAAAAAAGCTATTAGAAAAGAATCTATGCCATTCTTTTTTGAAGGAGTTTACTGGAGATTTCACTATATAGAGAAAGCTAGAGAAGCAGGTAATCATGCTATAGAATTAGCTAAACGTGGAGCATCTAAAAGTTATTCCTTAGCATCTATAATGTCTAGTAATCTTATTATAGGAGAATCTTATGAATCCAGAAGAAGAGTAATTACAATTCTTACAGCATATCAAAAAGAGTATCTTAGTGGAACAAAGGATGGTACATTATCTAAGTTTGAGCCAGAAATAAATTTTATATTTAGTAATACCCCATTTCCAAGATTAATGCTTAAAAAATCTCCTAATGAGATGTCATGGCAAATGGGATATAAAGATGAATATGGCATTACTAAAGGTTCGTTAAATCAGGTACTGGCAGTATCAGCTAAAGATGACCCTGAGAAATTAAGAGGTAAGCGTGGATGGATATTATTTGAAGAGATGGGTTCTTTTAAAGGATTACTTTCTCTTTATGATATTACAAGAAAATCAGTAGAGGATGGAGATTTTACATTTTCTCTTATGTATCTTGTTGGTACTGCTGCTGAAGATGAATCAGACTTTAGTTCTGCTAAAACATTATTATATAGTCCTGAAGGATATAATATTTATTCATTAAAGAATGTATGGGATAAACCTAAACAGGGTAAACCTAGATTTGGTTTTTTCTTTCCTTCTTATATAAATAGAGCTGGGTGTTATAATAAAGATGGAGTATCGGATGTAGTTAAAGCTCTTATAGAAATACTTATGTTTAGATATAAGATTAAGTATAATTCTACTGACCCTAAATCTGTATTAAGAGCTATTGCTGAAGACCCTATTACACCAGCTGAAGCTATTATTAAAGTTAAAGCTGCATACTTTCCTACGGTAGCATTAACTGAAAGATTATCACAACTTGATAGTAATCCTAATTCTTTTGCGGATGTATATGTAGGAGCATTAGAACCTGATAAAAGTGGAGAAATGCAATTTATACCTACAACTGATATTCCTATTAGAAAATATCCTGTAGATAATACAACAGTAGGAGCTATTGAAATATATCAGATGCCCCAAAAGAATAGCGAAGGAAAACTATTTAATGATAGATATATAGTAGGCCACGATCCGGTGGACAATGACTCCGCTGAATCATCATCATTGTCTTCCACATTTGTACTTGATTTATTTACAGACCAAATAGTAGCCGAGTATACAGGTAGACAGGCTTTTGCTGATGATAACTTTGAAATAGTGAGAAGATTGTGTATATTTTATGGTGCTAAATGTTTATATGAAAGTAATAAGAAGGGATGTTATGCTTACTTTAGAAAGATGAATTGTAGTCACCTTTTAGCTGATACTCCAGAGTATTTAAGAGAAAAACAATTAGTTAAATATAGTAACTTTGGTAGTGGTGCTAAAGGTGTAAACGCTTCTGCTGCAATTAATAATTTTGCTAATGGCTTAGTTAGAGATTGGTTATTAAAACCTATAACAATTACTATAAAAGAAGATGGTGAAGACAAACAAGTTGAAGTACCACAATTGTATAACCTTAAGTGCAGGGCATTAATAGAAGAATTAATAGCATTTACTCCTGAGATAAATGTAGATAGAATCAGAGCTTTAGGTATGGTTATGTTATATAGAGAAGAAAAAATGATATTATATCAAGGTAACATGTCTGCTGAAAGGGATGAAAGTAATAACTCTGATTATTTAGGTAATGATGAGTTCTTTAGAAAGAACTATGATGATAGAATGAATATTAATAGGGCAGTAAATTTAGCATACTATTAATTATATACTAGAAATACTGAAATATATTATAGTATTTTAAATTATTTATATATATTTGCAGTTATAAATATTGAAGATATGAGTGATTTTGTACAATTTCCACCTCAACAACTTCCTAATAGTAAAAAGACTGAAAAGTGGAGAAAACAGGTAGTTGATTGGGCAAGTAATAGAGCTTTCTTCAATTATGAATTAGTAAGAAAATCTGTAGTACATAAGAAGATTAATTATGATTTACTTAAGGGTAAATTACATATGAGAGATTTAGAATTATTACTAAATCCTGAACAATTAATTGCTTCTTATATACCTGATAAGATACAACATTATCCTATAATAAATTCTAAGATTAATCTTCTTTTAGGAGAAGAATATAGTAGACCTTTTGACTTTAGGGTAATTGTTACAAATCCTACTGCTATATCTGAGATAGAAGAAAATAAGAAAGCAGAATTATTAAGTAGGTTACAGGAATGGGTTACTAATAATTCACAATCTGAAGATGATGCTAATCAAGAACTTGAAAAAATAAGTGATTATTTTACTTATGAATGGCAGGATATGAGAGAAGTCAGAGCTAATGCCTTGATTAATCATTATGCTAAAGAATATAATCTTCCTGTTATATTTAATTCTGGTTTCTATGATGCAATGGCTGTTGGTGAAGAAATTTATCAATGTGATATTGTAGGAGGAGAACCTGTAATTTATAAGCTCGACCCTATGAAAGTAAGAATATTTAAATCGGGTACAGAGCATGAGATTGAGAAAGCTGATATTATTATTATTGAAGATTATTGGAGCCCTGGTAGAGTTATAGATACTTTTGGAGAATACTTTAGTAAAAAGGATTGGGAGTATTTAAATAAATTACCTGACCATGTTGGTGAAAGTGGTGTAGACTCAATGAGTAATATTGATGAAAGATATGGCTTTCTTAATACAGATTTTACTGGAGATGAACTTACTTCTCAAGAAGGTTTCTTCTTTAATCCTTTAAGTGCTGATACTACTTTTAATAACCTAATGCCTTATGATATTGCAGGTAATTTAAGGGTATTAAGAGTATTCTGGAAATCAAGAAGAAGAATTAAAAAAGTCAAATCTTATGACCCTCAAACAGGCGAGGAAGTATATACTTTTTATCCTGATTCTTATGTTATCAATAAAGATGCAGGTGAAGAGGAACAAATATTTTATATAAATGAAGCTTGGGAAGGTACTAAAATAGGCTCTGACATTTATGTTAATATGAGACCTAAGATAGTACAATATAATAGAATAAGTAATCCTTCAAGGTGTCATTTTGGTATTGTAGGTTCTATTTACACTTCTAATGGTTCTAAGCCTTTTAGTTTAGTAGATATGATGAAACCATACAGTTATATGTATGATGTTATTCATGACAGACTTAACAAAGCTATGGCTAAAGCTTGGGGAAAATTACCTATGGTAGATTTAGCTAAGATTCCTAAAGGTTGGTCTATGGATAAATGGTTATATTATGCTAAAGTAAATGGTATAGCTATTATAGATAGTTTCAAAGAAGGTTCTACAGGAGCTGCTTTAGGTAAATTAGCAGGAGGACTTAATAATGCTTCTTCGGGAGTTATTGATGCTACAATGGGAGATATTATCCAGCAGTATACTAATCTTCTTGAGTTTATTAAATTAGAGATGTCTGAAATTTCAGGTATTACTAAACAAAGAGAGGGACAAATTAGTAACAGAGAAACTGTTGGAGGAGTAGAAAGAGCTACTTTACAATCTTCACATTCTACAGAATGGCTTTGGATTACACATGAAGATGTTAAAAAAAGAGCTATTGAGGTATTTATTGAAACTGCTAAAGCTGCTCTTAAAGGAAGAAATAAGAAGTTCCAATATATTCTTTCTGATGGTTCTCAAAAAGTAATGGAGATAGATGGTGATGAATTCTGTGAAGCTGACTATGGTTTAATTGTTGATGGCAGTAACAATATTCAAGATTTAAATCAAAAACTGGAAACATTAGGTCAAGCTGCTTTACAAAATCAATTGATATCGTTCTCTACTATGATGAAGATGTATACTACTACATCTTTAGCAGAGAAACAAAGAATGGTAGAAAAGGATGAGCAAAGAATTCAAGAACAACAACAGCAAGCACAGCAACAACAATTACAGCAACAGCAGCAACAAGCTGAATTAGAATCACAAGCTAAACAAGCTGAATTGCAATTAAAAGACCAAATTAATCAAAGGGATAATGAAACTAAGATTTTAATTGCAGAACTTCAAGCTGCTAATGATGACGGTGTTCAGGAACCTGAGTATTCTCAAGAAGCTAAGGATAAACTAATGGAGTCTATGAGACAATTCGATGCTCGACTTAAATTAGACAGAGACAGATTAAACTTTGATGAAAGAAAGGCTAAATCTGATGCAGAGCTTAAGAGATTACAAATAAATAAATCTAAGAAAACAACTAGTAAATAATAAGGAATTATGGCAGGTAAAATTAAAAAGTTATTAGATAATAATCTTGTAGGGGGCACAACTACAATGGATATTTATCCTGTAACTCATACTAAAGCTGTATATGATTCTGATAATGATAATATAAATAGTCTGGTACAGCATCTCAAAAAGAAAGGTATGACCTTTATGGGAGAAGCTGTACCTTCTACTAACCCAGGAACTCCTGAGTTTCCTGTATTCTACGTTGCTTTTACTGAGGGTAGTTATAGTTTCTTCAATGGTATTTCTATTACTAAAGGTTTCGCATTTCTTTGTTATAGAAATGAATCATGGACTAAAATAGATATTGATACTCTGCTTCTTGATGATAGATATTTAAGAAGAGATAAGGATGATACTACATCAGGTTTATTAACTTCCTTAGTTGGTTTTAGGTTAGGAAACTATGTAGAAAATACATCTGGAGGTATCTTTAGCTTAGATGCTATTGGTGAATCTTATTTAGAAGTAGATAAACTTAAAGTAAGAAAAAAAGCTACTTTTGAATCTGTAGAAATAATGCAGGTAAATTATATAGGAGGTAAGCTAGTTGTTACTCCAGCAGATGGGTTTACTTGTAATAAAGTAGTTGAATATGATACTTATTACAGATGTTATTTTCTGCAAGAACAAGATGATACTAAGATAAATAATAAGTTTAAAGTAGGAGACCAAGCATACAGTAAGACATTTAATGCTAAAGAAGGAGTATATAATAATATATCTAATAAATATTATTGGAGATTAGTTGTAGGAATAGGTGATGATTATATTGATTTATCTATTAACGATTGTGATACTGATTCAGATATACCGAAAGTAGGGGATAAAATAGTTCAGTTAGGAAATAGAAATGATTCCTCAAGACAGTCTGCAATAGTATTATCTTCTTCTGATGAATATTCTCCAAGTATATTTTTATATAAAGGTATTGATAGTTATACCCTTTCTGAAAAAGATATTATATCATTAGGAGTAAATCCTCTAAATAATAAAGCTTTCTTAAAAGTATATGGTGATGCTTATATAGGTGCAAGAGATGAATCTTCCTATTTAAAGTTTTCAACAGGTTCTGATGATGAAGAACCAGGACTTTATGTTAAAGGTAAAATATCTGCTGAAAGTACTGTAAATAATAAATCTCTTAGTGAATATATTAACTCTATCATTGATACTGAAGATATTAAGAATTATGTTAATACAGTAGTTAATGCAGCTTCAGAAGAGATACAGAAGCAAATAGATGGAGTTATTGAAAACTATTGGGAGAATGGAGAACCTACATTAAATAATTATCCTGCAACTGAATGGAAGGTATATAATGAAGATGGTAGTTTAGATAATGATTCTACTATTAAAAATTATATAGCCCATTTAGGAGATTTGTATTATGATAATAATACAGGATATGCTTACAGATTCTCTTATAATAATAGTACTGATGAATATTATTGGAGTATTATTACAGACACTGCCATTGTTAAAGCATTAGAAGATGCTAAAAAGGCTCAAGATACTGCTGATGGTAAAAGAAGAGTATTTACTGCACAACCTACTATTAATGATGCTTATGATGTAGGAGACTTATGGGTTAATGCTACTTATGGTAACTATAATGACGATATACTAAGATGTGTATCATCTAAAAATAGTGGAGAATCTTTTGATATTAATGATTGGACTTTAGCATCAAAATATACAGATGATTCAGCATTACAGGATTTCATTAATAATACCTATGCTGAGAACTTAAAAAGTTATTCAGAACAACTTGATAATAAGGTAGAGACTTGGTTTGGAGATTATGCTCCTACAACAAGTAATGAACCTGCAAGTAATTGGCAATCTGATTCTGTTAAAGAGATTCATGCAGGAGATTTATATTATAATACTTCTACAGGAGTAGCTTATAGGTGGACAGGCAGTGATTGGGAAAACCTTAAAGATAAAGATATTAATGAAGCCTTAGAGAAAGCTTCTCAAGCACAAGACACAGCTGATGGTAAGAGAACTACTTTCTTGAGTACTCCCGAGCCTCCTTATGATGAGGGAGATTTATGGATTGTAACTGATGAAAATGGTTTTAATACAACTAAGGTATGTATAACCTCTAGAGCTAAAGGAGAATATCAAGAATCTGATTGGGTTAATTCAAATGATGCAGATTTAAATAATTTTGCTAATGAAATTAATTTAAGCATTCAAGGAATATTAGACCAATTAGATAAGAAAGCTCAGACATGGTATCAAGATACTGACCCTTCTTTAGATAAAGATTGGGAAGATTCTGAACATGTAGGAGATTTATGGTACTGTACTCAAGAGGGTGATAATAAAGGCAAGACTTACTATTATGACTCTTATACAGAGAATGGTGAAACTAAATATCATTGGGTAGAACAAGAAGTACCTGATTATATTTTTGATAAAATAGATGGTAAATCAAGTATCTTTATAGAACAACCAGAGTCTTATGATAGAAGAGATTCATGGATTCTTGATAAAGACTATACTGTAGGAGATGTTACTTATAGTAAAGGCGAAATACTTACAGCTATTAATAGTAATACTTCATTTAATTGGGAAGATTGGGAAAGACTAGTTGATTATGTAAATGAAGATTATGTAGAACAAGAATTAAGTGGTTATAAGTATTTAAAAGAAGCTCTAAATGATACTACAACTATTGATGGTGGTTTAATTCTTACATCATTAATTAAAGTAGGTACTAATAATACAGATATAACTTTACAGAAAGTATGGTCAGGTATTAATGGTGTTTATAAATCAAGCATTACTCCTGCTTTTTGGGCTGGTGGAGATATGCTTGATAAAGAAAATGATGATATAAAAGAAGATTCTAGACCAGCATCTTTTTTAGTAAGAATGGATGGTACAGGTTATGCTGCTAATGGTGCTTTGTCTTGGGATTCTAAAGGTAAAGTAATTGCAGACCCTGCATCATTTTATTTAGGTGATTCTCTTGCAGGTTCAATAGATAATCGCTATCTTCGCAGGCAAGAAGATGATACTGCAAGTGGATTCTTGACTTTTAAGAAAGGGTTTCAAACTAGAGATGATGCATTGTTTGGAGACTTTGCATCTGGCTTAACAGGATATGGTGGAAAAATAGACTCTAAAGGAAACGCGGAATTTCAAAATGTAGAAATAAGAGAAAGTCTTATTGTACCCACTATAACTTATAACAAAGTCACTATAAACGCAGGATTTAGATGGTTAACAAATGGGGCTGGAACTTTTGCCAGTGTTACTCCTGATAAAGATGAAAATGGAAATATATTACCAACAGGATATGCCACTTTAAAATTAGAAAATGGTGAAGTGGGAATGATAGCCGAAGATGATATTTGTATGGGAATTTGGCATTATGTTGATGGAAATAATGAAACAAATACTTTAGATGACTCTAAAGGAAATGTAACATTTGCTGGGTTTTCAACTATCTATTTTAGAATAGATACTATTATGGATAGTAATAATTCCTCTTTTAGATATGCATTAAGACCCTCATCAGGTAATTGGGCAAAGCAAATACATCCTGCAGCTAGTATGAATTTTGCCGCTTATGGTAACTTTACTAATACTTCAAGACAAAATTCTTATTATGAAGCTACTGATTATAGAAGACAATTAGCTGGAGTAAATACTTGGGAATTTTCTGCTAGTAATATAATGCAGCAGGAAGGAAATCTTGATAATTTAAAAATATTTGGCTACAATACTACAGGATGGTCTTCTTTTACAAGAAATTTATATGTAGCAGGTACTATTAGTACTATAGACGCGATACCGTTAAGGCTGGAGCTTTCCACCGACGGAGACCAATTCCTTGCATACGGTGAAAGTCTGCATATAGTATGTACCGTGATGAAGGGCTGGGAGGAAAAGACCTC